CGAATCGGAGTGTGCGAGCCCGGCTCGCGGCGGTGATTGGCAGCGACACCGTGCTGGTCGGCATCAAGCTGGTCCAGGATCCGCTCGCCGCGCGCATCGCGCTCGGCGCGGCGACCGTGGTGACGTATGGCGCGGACGCCGCCAACAGCCGCGGCACGCTCATCACCTCGGGCACCGCCGACTACGGCGCCTGGGTGGAGCTCGGCGACACGAGCGCCGATCACAACTTCTGGGCGATCGGCCTGGACCAGGGCGCCGACACGACCCAGGCGACGCGCAACGTCGGTATCCAGCTCGGGACCGGGCCCAATAGCGGCGCGGTCACCGCGTTCCCCATGGAGTTCTCGGTTCCGCTGTCGAGCTCCGAGGAAGTGGGCGGCGCTGTGCCGGCCATCGTCATGCAGGCCATCGCGTCCGGCTCAAAGCTGTGGGCTCGCGTCGCCAGCACCGACGCCAACGACATCCCAGGCATCATCGTCTACGGCATCACGCTGTCCACAAGCCTGAGCGGTTCCCCGGCAGTCTACGGCGGCGTGGGTGTCTCCCGCGGCGCGATTCGGTAAAGGAGCGACACGGTGCGAATCCCCTACGGCTCGGACTACCTGTTCACGCTGCCGCTGATCGACAAGGGCGCGACGGACTTCGAGGCGACCCCGGTTCCCTCGGCTGCGGGCGACGTGAAGGTCGCTAACAACCGGCTCGCGGCAGCGAATCCCTCGGGCAAGACGATCGCGTTCACCTCGGGCGGCACGGAAGAAATCCTGCCCGGCCAGACGCTGACCGGCGCAACCTCCGCCGCGACCTGCGTCGTGATGGCGGTCTGGCTCACTTCGGGCACCTGGGCCGGTGGGGATGCAGCCGGCTTCCTGTTCGTGAAGTCGGACTCGGGCACGTTCCAGTCGGAGAACCTCAACAACACCACGACCGGCACCAGCAACGTTGCCACCATCGGCGCCGCGCTGGATGCGGCCGGCCTGTTCAAGCACCTCGGCGCCGGCGAGTACGCCGTCTGCGTGCCGGGTTCTCAGACGGAAGGGGCCTTCGGCTACGTCAAGCTGGTGGACCAGACGGGCACCAAGGAGTGGGAGGACGTCTCGCTCCAGTTCGAGACTGAAGACCATCCGCTCGCCGCATTCCCGAACGGCTGCAAGTACGCCTTCACGGCCGCCTCGATCGCGGCGGGCTACGCCCGTGCGACCGCGGGGGTGATCGGTGTCGCCTACCCGGCCGCGGCGCATGAGACGATGTTCGGCCCCGTCGATGGTTCCGCGCCGGCCGGGCTCATCGCGTACATCGCTTCGGCCGCGACGGGCGCCGGCCAGGCCATCCCCGTCACCTACTTCGACTACACCGGCGGCGCTGGCGAGCTGGAGTTCGGCTTCCTCGGCAGCCTGCCGTACGTGCCCACCGGCACCGTCACGGTCAAGATCTATGAAGGCTCCAAGGCGCCGGCGCATGTGATCGCGGCACTGACCGCGCACCTGAACGCGATCGCCGACGCCTACCTCGACCGTGCGAACGGAATCGAGACCGGGGTCACGCCGCGCCAGGCGCAGCGCGCGATGGCCGCGGAGTCAGCCGGCAACGTGACCGGCGGGCCGGATGCCCCAGCCTTCGCCGCTATCGGCAACAGCGGCACGCCGCGGCTGGCCAGCACGGCCGACGAGGATGGCAACCGCACCGTGACGCCGAGCCTGACCTGATGCACGGCAGCTACTTCCACCGCTGCTTCCACTACGCGTCGTATCACTACGGCGTGGGTGGCCCGACGCCGGCCGCCGACGGCACCGAGCGCGCGCAGATGTCGCGCCTGCTGCCGACGCTGCGTCGGCCGCGGCGCGTCGTGCTGCCGCATCGCACCATCCCGGTGAGGCACCGGTGACGTTCGCGGTCGAGCACGCGGGCGCGCTGGAGGACATCCGGGCCAACGGCCAGGCGGTGACGTTCGCGTCCACCACCATGGTCTACGACGCGGCTAACGACACCTCGACCAGCAGCACGACCAGCGTCGCGGGCTATGCGATGGAAGTGGGCGGCGACCCGAAGCAGTACGAGCGGCTGAGCCTCAAGGAAGAGGACACGCTCACGCTGTTGTTCGCGGCCACCACCTACGGCCAGTTGCCGGCGCTGGGATCGCAGGTCACCTGGGCGTCCAAAATCTACACGGTGCGGCACGTCAAGAAGGTTGCGCCGGATGGTACGGCCATCATCGCGCGCGTCGTGGTGAGTCGCTGATGGGTGCCTTCGCGCAAGGTGTGCGCCGGTGGACGCTCGACGTCAAGGCGACCGAGAAGGCGGTGTTCCTTCGGTCGTCACAGATGGCGTTCGATTCGGTCGTCACGGGCTCGCGGATCACCGGCGCGCCAGGCCAGCCGGTGGGCCAATACGGCCCCGGCTACCACCCCGGACGTGTCGGTGGATTTCTCCGCGCGTCCTGGCAGTTCGTCGTCGAGGCCGCGCGGGCGCTGATCATGACGAAGACCGTGTACGCGCCGGCGATCGAGGATGGCACGCGCGAGGGCCGGCAGCTCACGCTGCGGTCCACCGTGGGCGGGTTCCATTCGGTGAAGCTCACCGTGCAGGGCTGGCAGCGGATCGTCGAGGCCGCGATCGCGGAGGTGCGCGGTGCCTGATTTGACCGCCATTCAGCTCGCGCTGCGCAGTCGGCTGCTGACGCTGTCGGTGTGCACCACCGGCACGATGTCGCTCGCCGCCACGACCACGGGCTATACGCGGCTGACGGGTTCGTTCATCACTGATGGCTTTCACCCGGGCATGGAAGTCGTGCCGGCGGGTTTCGGTACGAACACCCCGAGGCTGATCAAGCAGGTCGCGGCGCTGACACTGACGACCTACGAGACGCTGACGGCGGAAGGCTCGGCCGGTGGACGCTCGCTGAGCGTGAGCCTGCCCGCCGCGCGGGCGTGGGAGAACGTCGCGTTCGAGCGGCCCAGCAACCTGCACCCGTTCGCCGAAGAAGAGTTCGTGCCGGGCCCGGGCTTCAGCCCTGGGCTCATCCCGCACGGGATCGAAGAGGACCAGGGGTTCTACCTGGTCAAGCTCTACGGGCCCGAGAACGTGGGCCTACAGGGCATCACCGTGCCGGCCGACGCGATCCGGGACCTGTACCCGGCGGGCGACAGCTCGCTGCTGACCGGCCTGCGCATCGGCGCCAATCCCCAGAAGCCGTACCGCTCGGCGCTGCGCCCCGATGGCAAGGGCTGGTCCGTCGTGGTCGTGACGATTCCGTGGCGCTTCACCTCGGTCAACTAGGAGCCTGACGATGGCCAACCAGACGAACAACAACCTGATCGTGGCGCTGAAGAAGCAGGCGGGCCTCGGCTCGCCGGCCTCCGGCGGCTCGGGCTACGGCTTCCGTTTGGCCGAAGGCTCGCAGCGCCTGGCGCTCACCAAGCAGATCATCGAGTCGGTGGAGATCCGGCGCGACCGACAGAGCACCCGCGGCCGGCACGGCACGAAGTCGGTGGCCGGCGCCTACATGGGCGAGCTCTCGGTGGGCAGCTACGACCCGTTCCTCGAAGCTCTGCTGGGCACCACCTGGACCGCCGCTGCGGTGCGCACCTACGACAACTCCGCGGGGCTCACCAGCCTGACGGTGGACAGCGCCACCCAGATCACTCAGGCCGGCACCACCACCCTGCTCGGCGTGGTGGCCAAGGGCGACCTGATCAAGCTGGCCAACATGAGCACCGCGGCCAACAACGGCATCTGGTTCCGGGTGACGAACGTCACCGCCACGGTGATCACGCTGGCCGGCGGGGCAACGGCCCAGGGCGCCGACATCGCCTGCACGCTCACGGTGGCGAAGAAGCTCTTCTCGCCGGCCACCTACGTGGACACCTACTGGACCGCCGACGAGTACGAGGTGGACACCGACATCAGCTACCTCGGGTCCGACATCAAGTTCAACCGGCTCGAGATCGTGGCCGAGCCCGACAAGCCCATCATGCTCACGCTGGGCATGCTGGGCCTCAGCTTCATCGAGCAGGTCACGGGATCCTCGCCCGTCCTGACCGCGCCGACGTTCACCACCGCACTGCCGCTGGTCATGGCCGACGGCACGATCCGGGTGAACGGCACCGACTACGCCACGCTGACCGGGTTCCGGCTGGCCTACGACCTCGGCGGCCAGGTGCCCGGCGTGCTGGCCTCCAGCAGCCCCGACGTGTTCCTCGGCAACGGCCGGCTGACCGGCTCGGTGTCTGGCATCCGCACCGGCTCGACGTTCTTCAACCTGTTCCGTGCCGAGACGCAGATCGAGTTCTTCGCCCACATGGTCGAGAACGAGGCGGACCCCAAGGACTTCTTCTCGGTCTACGTGGGCAACGCCGTGTTCGATGGCAACGACTCCCAGCCGGGCCGCGACGGCCCGCTGGTCGAGACGCTGCCGCTGCGTGGCGGCAAGGACGAGGCCGGCAACCCGGCTGACGCGACGATGATCAAGTTCCTGACGTCGGCCGCCTGACGATAGGCTCGCGCGCGCACGCTCGCGCGGGGCAGCACCGCAACCGACGATTTGTTGCCCGTGTCCTGCGTCTGTGCCGGGGACTCGCAAGAGCGACCGGGCGTGCCGCAGCCAGGCGCGGGCAACCTTCCACCATGAAAGGCACGCACCATGGAACTGCAACGCATCGTCGCCGTGACGGCCCGGGAAGATGAAGGTGTCACCATCGACATCGTCCACCCCGAGAACGCCACCGAGAAGTTCACCATGACGGTGGCCGGCGTGAACTCCGACCGCTTCCGCAAGGCGCGCGCGGAACAGCAGCGCCGGTGGATCAAGCAGAAGCGCAACCGGCAGACGCCGGAAGAGATCTTGAAGGACGACATCGAAATCTCCGCGGCGTGCCTTCTCCGGTGGGATGGCCTGACCGACGGCGGTCAGCCCGTCCCCTTCACGCCCGAGAACATCGACATCGTGCTGCGGCACGAGTGGGTGCTGAAGCAGGTCAAGGAGGCGATGAACGACGAGGCCGGTTTTTTCGCGAACAGGTCCTCCAGCTAATCGAGTATGCACGCCACGAACGCGGACTCCGGCAGATGGAAGGCGGCGCCTCGCGCCGCTCGCACCTCGAGACCGGGGCGCGGCGCGGCAACGTGCAGGCCATCGAGGCCCTGCAAGGACCGGAGTTTCCGCACCAGCTGGCGCTGCTCTGGGAGCGGTTCCTGCTGCTCGACGCGCAACGCAGTTACGGAGAACATGGCCCGGAACGCATTGGCTTCGAGGCCATCGACGCGGCGAACCGGCTGCTCAGTTGGGGACTCGCGCCGGAAGATGTCGACGCGCTGCTCGACATGGATCTCGCGATGCTCGCGCCGGAAGGGAAGTAGCTGAGTGGACATCCAGACGCTGGGCCTCACGGTCGAGCGCCAGCAGGTCGTCGCCGCTGATGCGGCGCTCGACTCCCTCGCGGAGTCCGCGGAGAAGGCCGAGGCGAGCAGCACCAGCCTCGCGCGAACCTACCGGGACGATGTCAGCAGCGCCTTTAAGACGACGCGCGACGCCGCCGCGGCGTTGGAGCAGGCGGTGCGGCGCGCCGATCCATTCCAGCGGTCGATCATGGCGCAGCCCCGCGCGATGGCCCAGCAGGCGCAGGACATGGCGAACATGGTGGCCCGCGCGGATCCGTTCCAGCGGACCATCATGCAGTCGCAACGGGCCACGCAGGCGCTCCAGCAGTACAACACCACCGCGCGCCAGTCCGCGACGGTCACCGCTGCGCTATCGAGCAACACGGAGCTGTCGTCGCGCACCTTCGCCCGCGGGGCGTTCGCGGTCCAGAGTCTCACCGCCTCACTGGACGGAGGCCGGGTCTCGGCGCAGGGCATGTCGAACACGCTGATCGCCATGGGCGGTCGACTGGGCATCGTCGGCGCAGCGCTGGCCGTCGGCGCCACGGCGTACAACCTGTTCGCCAGAGCTGCGCAAGACACGGCCCGCCGGCAGGAAGAGGTCGAGTCCGACATCGTCGCCAGCTTCCAGCGCATTCGGGGCCAGAGCGAACGCTGGCTGCGGGACAACCTCGCCAGCACCCGCGCGATGCTGACGGCGCTGAAGCGCCAGGCAGAGGAACTCCAGCCGCAGATTGTGCGCGTGGGTCCGCGTGGCGGCGTCGTCTCCGACCCCCGTCGCGATGAGCGACTGGCGAATGCCGATGACCAGCGTCGCATGGCCAGCGCCATCGCGGTCGCGGAAGCCGCGTTGACCCGGGCGAATGTTGCCGCCGCGGCCAACAAGCGCATGACGGATGCGCACCGGGACGCGATCGATGGCTTCGTTCAGAACCTTCGCAACGCCGCCACCGCGCAGCGCAACTTCCACACGGAATGGCAAGAGGGCGCCAACAAGAACGTGGAGGCCACCCGCCGGATGATCGCCGCCGAGCGGGAGCTGAAGGCCGCGATTGACGCCAAAGCACTCGCCCAGGACAAGGCGAACGATCGGCTGGCCGAGGCGACGCGGAAGAACACCGAGTTCATCGGCTCGCATCCCAAGACCCAGACGACCACGCTCGCTGGCTTCGCGGGCGCGGCCGGCGGGTTCTTCGGTGGCGGTGGCGGGATTGGCGGCATCTTCCAGATGGCCATGTCGCTCGGCGTCGTCAGTCAGGCAGCCGGGTTCGCGGCCCCGCTGCTGAGCGGGTTGGCGCGCGCCATCTTCGGCACCAGCGACGCGGCCAGGCGTGCGGCAGAGATCGAGCGCGAGCGCACCCGCCGCATCTACGAACTCAACATCGCCTCGATCAGGGCCACGATCAGCGGTGACGACCTGGCGGGCCAGATCATCCAGGTGCAGCAGCAGTTCATTCAGCTGCGCGAGCAACTGGCGGCCACCCTCGGCCTCGGCGCGGTGCTGAAGCGCGGAGGGTTCGGCGAGTTGGACGAGCTGGAGCGCCAGCGCATCGAGCAGTTGCGCGCGGCCGACGTCGCGCGCCGGATGGCCGACGCCATGCAGAAGGCCACCGATCGGATCGAGTCGCTGACGCGGACCATCGAGGACCTGCGCACCTTCCGCGACTCGCTGTCGCTGAACACGCAGCTCACGACGCTGTCGCCGATCGAGCAGCTCCGTGAGGCCCGCCGGCAGTACAACGAGGTGCTCGGCGCGGCGCAGGGCGGGGACCAGGCCGCAGCCGGTCGGTTCCCGGCAGTGGCGCAGGCGTTCCTGCAGGCCTCGCGCGCCGTGAACGCGTCGAGCATGGCCTACGTGCAGGACTTCAACCGGGTGCGGGCCGACACCGACGCCATCGCCCAGATGTTCGCGGACCAGCGCAGCATCCAGGAGCAGATGCTGGAGGAGCTGCGCCGCATCGCGGGCAACACGTCAGGCTGGAATCCGAGCAAC